CGGGTCATTTCGACTACATATCTAGCGGTAAGCTGTATGAGTCTATCTTACCGCTGAAATGTGAAGGATGTGTTCTAGTTAGTTATACTCCTGCAAAACTAACAAGAACAATATTGGATGGAGAACCGCAACTTGCGGATCAACATAATAAGTAGAACCTTATATATTTTCAAATGAGGAGGTGCACAAACGATGCCCGAAAAGAAGTTCATATACAAGAACCTAACGAATTCTGTAAAAACATTTTATGGTGTAACATTCAATCCAGGAGATGTTAAAGAAGTTCCTGGATTCATCAACGCAGATCATTTCATTCGCGTATCAGAGATGCCTGAGGAACCGCCTGCAAGCGTCAGCAACCCAAGATCCGGTCGCAGGTCAAACAATGCGGCCCAAACTAATACAACTGATGAAGGAGGAGATTCATAATGGCACAGATAGTAATCAATGAAATCAGCCAAAATTACACCTATAACATAGGTAACAATTCTTTTGCTACTGTAGCCCTTCCAATAACAGCATGTTGGGGACCTGGATACATTGATCCTCGTAGCCTGCCTGCGGTAGGTGGTGCTGTTGATTACGAAGGAGCGCTTGAAGCTACAGCGTGGCAGAGATTTCCAGCAACACAAGCCGGTCTGGAATCATTTGTCACTACATTCCGCGGACCGCGTGGCGACTATCGTCAGATCAAGGACTACTCATATCAAACAGCGATGACGCTTCTCACTGCTGGTTATGATGTTCTTGTATGTCGTCTTACCAATGGTGGTAAAGCAACTAAGACGGAGAACATTACATATACACCCACAGGTGGTAGCCGTATCGATGTACCTGTAACTATTTCGGCTAAGTATCCAGGTACCTTCGGTAACAATCTTCAGTATCGTTTGTCCAAGATAAGCGATGGAGATAACACCTACTGGAACATGATCATATATGTAGTAGATTCTACAGGGGTTCGCACCGCTGTTGAAAATCTTAAGTTTGTATTTACAGAGATCAGTGACAGCGATGCAATTCAACATTACTCCGAACTTGAATCTAATTTCGTGGCCATTGATGTTTCAGGTTCGTTCGGCAGTTCCAAAGATGCTGATCTATCATATGCAGGTACAACTTTCGTGAGTCTTGAGGGTGGTGCAGATAGTAGCACGTATCCAGCGAATTCTACTAATAATACTGTAGGGGTTATCGACATTGTTAAGCAGAGGTTCGCTGCTGTAGGACTTCCGGTATCTTCGGATTACATCACTAAGATAAGCACCCAGTTGCTCACGATGGACGCTGCGGAAGTTTCAATCATAGGTAATCGTGAGTGGCTACTCACGGCGTTAGTAGGTTTCGGTGCTAATCAAGAAGGTGTACTTGATCTCCTCAAGGATAAGCTAACTTACAACCCACAAAGACTCATCAGCCCTGGTTGGGATGATCAAGATTATAAATCAATAGGTGCTGATATCACTCGCATGGTTGATGTGTCTCCGCTACACATAAAGATGCTTGATGTAGCATATTACAGCAGATGTGCAACTGCACTTATAGATGTTCCTAGGAGCTGCCCAAGAGGTGCTGTACACAATGAATCACATGCAGTAGCCGAAGAGGGATACGCTCAGAAGCTTTCGAGATACATCCCGCAGACGACTGTAACAGATCTCAATCAGTCACTTTACAGCTCGCATGATGCATTGTTCGCACCGTGGCGTCAATACACCTTTGTAGGAATGAATAAACAAGTTACTGCTTCTCCTGCATTCGTTGCATTGATGATCCAACGCGCAATGATACTCAATCAACCATTACAGTATGAGTGGGCTCAGCCGACGAATCGTAAACACAGGTTGAACATCGGTAAACCTGATTACATCGTGACTAAGAAACTCATGGATGCTTGGCAGAAGACTGACGGCGTACATGTTAATGCCATTGTAGATGTTCCGGATCTTGGAACAACTATCTGGGGCAACTCAACGCTGTTTGAACTACCACCTGCAACTTATCAAGCGCTTGCCAACTTATCTACCCGATATCTTGTCAATGCTGTCGAAGATCTGGCTTATCGTTGCGGTATCGGTATTACATACCAGTACAACAACGACCAAGCATACAACAAGTTCTACGCAGGTATGACGCCATTGCTTGATACAATGAAGCAAGTAGGTGCAATAGATGACTACTACATCAGGATGTCAGCAGACATAAACGGACTTGATCAGGTCAATGCTAATACCGTGATAGGTAAAGTGTATCTCGTCATCAACGGAATTGTCAATGACATATTTGTAGACCTCATTGCATTACCGCCTTCGGTTTCGCTTGATCAATTCAGAGCATAGCAGTACTTCTTACATCATAAAGTCGAC